ATTTGGTAATATTAAGTTTACGCCCTTCGCACTCAAACTTAAGCCAGAAAAGTTCTTGAAGCTCATCGACAACTCGAAGTTGGTCTGCCTCATCAACTTTTGTCTGAAAGTATGTAATCTTAAAAATAATTTCATTACTTCCATAGTTCTTTGTTTCATGTTCAAATCCTCCTGGTAGAATTTCAGTAAAAAAAGCTGGTGTTTTATAGCCATCTATAACCTCATTGCCATAAATTTTTATCTTTGAAAATTTCTCACGCAAGCAGTTATTTAATGCTCTTTTTAGTTGAGTCATTGTAATCATAGCCCATCACCTTCAAGAATTTCATTAATAAATTTTTCTGTTTCCTCTGGCATAACTGTTCGATTGAATTCTGCTGCTGTTTTTTCTGTATAAGCTTCACCAGGTCGAAATCCGCGACTCTCACCTTTGCGATTTTTCTTTTCCCATCCATTTTCGTATAAATGGTGTAATTTATGACTGTTCCAAACTTGTACAGTAATATTGCCTTCGCTTTTTGCACGTGGACTATCAACTTTCCACATTTTGTTGATTCTCTTATACAAACATTTTTTCTTAGCTTCTTTGACAAAAAGACGACCAATTTTTCTAAGCCTCTTCTTGCTTTCTCTTGGATATTTAATAATAACTTGCTGCATAGATTTTTCTAGCTCATCAAGTCCATGAACCTGCACATCAATCATCTTTTAACCTCTTTTCTTTTGCAATCTGCTCTGTGCAAATTAATTCAAGAACAATATTCGCCTCATCAACATTTAAAACACTATTGATATCAAAGATTCTATTTTTGTATTTAAGTGTCATATTTGGAGCCACATTAGAGCGATATCGAATTGTCACCTTATATTGTACTGTATTCGCATTACGATAATACTCGGCCTGCTCTTTCCCACGCATCGGCTTCACTTCCGCTGGAATAGCTCTTGCTATATCTACAAGGCGTTCATCATCTGCACCAATAGTATTGATCACAGTTTCATAAGCTTGAATTGTCACTCTTTGCTTAAGTCTTCCACTATCAAGAATGTACATAATTCCTCCTAAATTAGATTACGGCTATGCATTCCTACTATGGCAGATATCAATTTATTTAAGTATGCATTATTATAAGTTGAAGAATGTAAGCGATTAGCATACATATCATTAGCCACAGCTAACACAGCTAATGAAATTTCTTCATTTTTATCCATGATTTCATCTGTTAATGCGGCATAATTTTTTACATAAGATTTCGCCGCATCTAAGTAGTTTTGTAAGTTCACATCCCCGTCAAATTCTCTTACATCTTCAAGCCTCGCATACTTAACAAAATCATCAACACTTAACTCGCTTACTTTCATTTTTCTCTGTCTTTGTCCCCTTTACTTCTTCGATGTACTTAGCATTAAAAAGGTCAGAGAGTACAGCTTCGTTAGCACACTCTCTGACTTCTCCTTTGTACATAGAAAGCTCAGCTCCAGCAAAAGACACTAACGCTTTCACTTTCATACAAGACTCCTTTTAGGCCATTACAAGGCACGCAATCATCTGTGCATTTGTAATCTTTGCATCAAACTCCACAAATCCTAAGATACCGATTGCATGTTGTTCTGCATACTTTTCTCTAAGCACATTGATATTGATATCTTCTGATACTTTAACTGTAAGTCCTCGCATATCTCCATAGTAGATTGCTCTGTTTCCAGTTGCCATCTTTGGCATATTATCAGATACATATACCGACTTTCCTAGTAGAGAAATTCCAAAAGGCTTTGTTACATCATCTTGCAGCAGATATCTTCCGTTGTTATCTTTAAGCAACCTAAGTGCTGTCATTGTCTCACTATGCATGATAAAAATAGAGTCGTTCTGATATACTGACTTCACTTTATCTTTAAGCTTGATGATATCGTCCATTGTAATTGCTGTTGCAGATGCAGCAGTAATAGTATTTGTAAGATCCGAAAGCCCTGTTGCCTTTGACACAGTTCCGACCAAACATTCGTGCTCTAAAAATGATGCAATTGCAATTGACATCTGATTAACTACCTCATTTACAATATCAAAATCAGAATTGTTGATTACTGATTTTGATACCAGGGCTAAAGTTCGGCCCAAAAACTCATTCAACTCTACACTCTTAAATTGCCCAACATTACTATCTGCGTTAGTAAATTCATCTGCGTACTCCATCTTGATGCTTGTAGTACTTTCATCATAATAAGGTACAAGTAACTTTCCTCGCACATTATATCGTGTCGCACGCTCAAAAACTGGAGAAATATCCCTGACTTTTGCAATAATTTGATTTGCAATAGTAGTTGGAATCACAGCTCCATTGTCCCCCAAAGTCAAATTATTCGCACGCTGCTCTGACATAACGCCACGAATAAAGTTCGCAAAAGCTCTTGTTTCCATCTGAGCGGTATCCTCACCTCTTGCCTCTCCTGCCTCGGCTGTAACGGTATTTGCGAGCTTACTCGCCCTTTGTAGAGCTTCAATTGTATCATCAAGTCCCCGGATTTCAGTTTCGGTTGATTGAAAATCGTTCATCTCTTCTTCATTCATCGCTCGTTTTTCAGTTTCTACAAGAGAAGTAATTTTCTCCATCTTCTCAATCAATTCTGCTCTTTTTTCTAACAATTCCTTAAGCATGTATTTTTTTTTCCTTTCTCTTTTAACTTATTGACAACAGCACGATATTCTTTTAGCTTTCTCATTGCTGCATCATTAAAAAACATATTCTTCGTAAAGATATCATCAACCATACCACGATACTCTACTACTGTGCGACTCTCTCCTCTGACCTCTACACTAGTTCCAGTGTAAACCGGAGTGAAAGATCCAGCTATAATAGATACTTCTTCAAGATTAATTTTCTTAATATGTCGTCTTGGGATATCTGTATCAACCCGTTGCTCAATTTCATCCTCTAGTACTTGAAAACCAAACGACCATCCTTTTAACCTTCCGCTGCGTGCCAAATCAACTACTTCTGGGTCAACTACCCACGCTGTAGCAAAAAGCCCAATTTTATCTTCATTCAGTGTAAGTGTATTTTCGCTCACACTTGCTAATTCTCTATCAAAGTTGTGATTCAGATACATTTTTACATCTTCAGCTCTTACTAACGCATCCGCAAATGTCCCTGGCTCGATGCACTCAACAAATATTCCTGAATTTGTTCCAATTTCTTTTGAATCTCTAGCGACAGCATTTACATAACCACTAATGAGCACTCCGTCGCTTCTAATTTCTATCTGCAATTTTCTCCTCCTTTCAATCTATGTAACATCTTTTTGAATTTGGTTTGTATTCGGCGTATAAATAGTATTGCTTTGTGGATCATATAAAACTTGATTTAGCCCTAATGTCACCCACTTAAACCCTAATGGCTCCATATCTTCCATTTTTCTTACTTCATCAATTTGTAAGAAATTTTTATCAAGACCAATTTTATATGCCTCATATCGTTCTGTGATTGTTCCTCTTGTCATTTCTTTTGTATCGAAAGCAAAATAATACCTTTGATGCTTTTCTCTCTCTAAAAGCAAATCTCTGTCAAGACTGCATTCGATTGCTGCCAACAAAGGTGTAACAGTAAACTTGATTAAGTTGCTGTAATCTTCTTTCGTCGGCGTACCATTAATGAAATTTTTAGGAATACCAAACAGCTTCCCCAACTCTTCAGCATTAGCCTTTTTGTTTTGAGCAAGTTGCATCTCCACACTCGTATTCGACGACTCTTGAAAATTAATCCCTTTATTTAGAACCATTACATTTTCGTCATTATTAGCATACAAGCGTCTAAATGCTGCTTTAAGTCCAGCCATTGCCTCTTCAGTAAGTCGACTATCCGATGTTAAAAACCCCCTTTTGTTCCCCCCTTTCCTGACTAGTCTATCTTCATACAGTAATGAGTTTTTCACCACACTAGCAATAATGCTGTTTGTGTTATTCATTCGAGCACTTCCATACCCTGTTTTAGTGTGCCTGAAAACTTTAAAGAATTCATAGTTTTCAAACCATTTCCCATCTACTAAAATCACATACGACTTAAATATCTTGTCTACATTGTGCTGTATAGAGATACTTCTTTCATCAACATAGTGTAAACTCTCAATTTGATTTCCTTTGCGATTGATATATGCAAAAGCTCCTATTCCAAGAAAATAGTCTTCAATAATTGCTCGCCAAAAGTCAACCGCACTCAGTGTATCTCCTGTGTCTCGATTCAGTAAATCTAATCTTTTGTCATACTCTTTTTCTTCTACTTTTCCACCTTTTAATCTATAAAGTTTAATAGGCAAGCCACTTACAATTCCAGAAAGCAAATCAATGCACAAGCGTACTGTAGGGATTTGTAAAAGGTCATCTCTAGTAATAACATTTTGATTGATAATTGCCGTGAGTAAGGCTTCGTCAGCTATATTATCTATAGCTATAGGCTCTGCTCTACTCTCTTTTTTTCTCCAAAAGAATTTCATAACATCTCCTTCTCTAATACTGAACTGTGAAGTCTTCTCCTCCCCATAGCATCTGCTGCTCTAGCAAATAAATTGCATTAATAAGTGATACCACCATATCCACTTTCCCATTTGATTTCTTCTTGTTTACATATTTATTCAAGTTTGTATCCTCTGTACATCTTGCATTTTGAAAGTTAATTTCAAGCAACTTATTTGGATCATACTCAAACCTTTTACTCAAGACACATTCTTTAAGTAGTTTCGTTGGAGAATGTAGCACACTCGAATGTTGTTTGATTTCAACACACTCAAGGCCTTCACTCTCTAGCTTTTGCACAGTGCTAATTGCGTTATATCGATCATACCCAACTTGCACGATATTTACTCCATAACGACCTGTTAAACTTAAAATAAAAGATTCTACAAAGCAATAATCTATCACTTCATCTCCACATTCAAAGCATACACCACTGTTAATCATTCCCTGGTAATTTACATTCTCTCTCTGGCTCTTAATCTCTTTTTTATCATGTGGAATAAAAGCGAAAACTTTAGCATGTATCTTTCCATCTACTTCTGTAACCATTGCAACAGATGTGTTATCATCTGTTTGTGATAAATCAAGCCCGATCCAAACTTCTCTGTCTTTCCACCATGAATCACAATTTTCCGAAGTATCTAGCTTTTTGCACTCTCTAACTTTTGTGATTTCGATATAGCCTTCTACCCCAAGGCCTTTATAAAGAATGTTGTTATGCTTGCAAAGATAATTTTCTCTCTTGTTTTCATACAAAATTGCCATTGTGCGCTTCTTCTTTATGTTATCAAAGATGTAATCATGAGAAATTGCAACTGGATTAGACTGATAAATAATATTATCTTCTGTCTGCCATTGATCGTTTGGAAGGTATTTTGCATCTGGCTCAAAAAGTAAAGCAAAAGTTCTTTGCTCGTCTATAAGGCCATCAAGACTTTTTTTAGCAATATCAATTTCATCTAGCATTACATTGTTGTCTCTTGGATACTGTGTACTGATAATAATTCCAAGCTTATTTTTAATTGTAATTTGTGATGATCTCATTGCTTCAACTGGATACTCATCCAATGCCCCTGCTTCATCAGCCAAAAAAGCGTTTGCTAGCTTACCATCCATTCGATCTTGACTGTAAGCTAATGGTGTGTACTCTGACTCATTTAATTTGCAAACAATTTGCTTTCTCAAAAGTTTGAAACGATCAACTAAAACGGGACTAACTTTAATAATTTTCTTTATTGCAATTTGTAACTCACTTGAAAGAGATAGGTCTGGTGCTACACTAAAAAACCTTGAAAATTTCGGCTCTAGTAGAAGTAAAAGAATGAAAATTACAGCTGAATTAAAAGTTTTAAAGTTCTTTCGAGCAATTTCAAGAAGCAAATTCTCATAGAATCTGCACTCTTTTCCGTTTTGATCTGTTGTTTTTGTGCAAAAGACTGCCGTTATCATCAACTCTGCATAATCTTCAAGCCCTTCGCTCATTGTGCAACCAAGGTCAGGATGTATCATTAACTTTAAAATCCTTGTTATTTTTTTGTGCATTTTCAAATCAAACCATACATCATCTTTTTTACCATCAACAATGTCTATCCACGCACTACACTGTTTCTTCACATACTCTCCAATTTTTTCATTTTGTGGGTCTATACACCAATTGGCATACTCGTATGCTTTAGTCATCGCTAAGAGCCTCTAAAAGTGCATCTGCTTTATTATCTTGTCGTGGTGGAATTGTTCTTAATGCTGATGCAACTGTCATTCCATTTTCTTTTTCTATATCCAGACACATTTTCCGCTTTGCTTGAAGCTGAGTATCACTTTTTGCCATCATAGCTAAAATTTTTGAAATTTCTTTAGAATATTTCAAAGTGAAATTAGCTTTGTCAACAGATGGCATTTCTTTTAATGCCTCTTTCACTTGTTCTCGAAGCTCTACGAGCATCTTCGAGTGCTCTACATTCCTTTCATTCAGTTCATAACACTCTGCTTGTAGCAAGCAATAGCGATTGATTGTGCTTTCAAAAAGAGCGTCATTTTTACCCATCACTTTAAAAAGTGCGGCCACTCTCTTAAACTCACTATGTGCATATCCATTTGACTTCACTTCTGCTCGCTCTTTAAAAGCTTTTCCAGTCAGCAAACTCTTTTCTAATTTTTCACGATCTGTTAGCTCTTTCTTTGAGCGATGACTTTTTCCTTCTGCTTTTAAAATAGCAACGCTTTTAGGCGGTGTTGGCATTTTGCTCCTTTCTCCCATCTCCATTTAAAACTGATAGGGGCTTTTTTTATTTTTTGAGGGGGGCAGTCGGGGATAAGCGTAGAGAAAATAAAGCACTTCACAAGGCTGGGGGGGAGTCTGCACTTCCTTCAGTCTTGACCAGTGCTCTTATATCTTTTCTGCTGATTTTTCCTTTTTCCGCTTGCTCATGGTGATATCTACACAATGTAATAAGATTGCTAGGCTCAAGGGCTAATTCTCTATCTTCTACTAATGGCACTATATGATGGACCTCTAACTTAGTGAGATTGATATGTCCTTCGTTTTTTAAGCACCATTGACACATATATCCGTCTCTTTCTTTGATTGCCACAGACATCTTTCTCCACGCTGATGTATGTCTGAACTTTCTCGCTTCAGTCTCTTTGTTGTATTTAACAGGCTTATGACCACAATCAAACTTTGTATCATGTACCCGATTGCAATACTGACACGCCCTTAAAATTTTACCATCCCCTTTTTATGTTTTTGAACAACAAGAAAGCACCCTAGAGTTCTCTAAGATGCCTTTATCTAAACTAAGGTTGTAAGTATAATAACCTAAAGGTCTCCCTGCCTTTTGGCGTGATAAGCGTTTGTGTGCCACACCATTGTGTCTTCTCGTTGAAACACTCTTTTACCTCAAATAGCCCAGTGTTTCTATCAGCGTATGGCATTAACTTCCCTCGTTTATCCCGATAAACATACTTCTTTTCAAGCAGGAAGTTCACAAAGTCATTTTGCTTAATACTTAACTGCTTTGCTGTTTCTCTAAAGTTCGTCAACAAATTTCGGTCAACCAGCTCGTCAAAGTAATCTGCCTTTGGCTGTAATATCTGCTTCTCTACTGTTAGTGCAGAGTTTTCAGCTGCAAGTACACCTATCCTTGCTTCTCTCTCTTCAAGCGTCTTCTGTGCAACCTGTAATGCTTTTGCCATCAACTCCTCTGGACTCATTTCTGCCTGTCCGTTGATATAACCGCCGTGCTTGCGGATACTTGGCAATACCTCAGTCGTCACCCAGTCAGCAAACTTCTCTGCTTCAGGTTTTCGACTTTGGAAGATAAGCTTGTATAAATTTGACTCGTTGATGAATGTCATTTCTACTTTTTGGACTGCATCCGATCCATCCTTTCTTTTACCTGTTATAACCCCCATGTCGGTAGTAACGACCCCATCCTCTTTTAGCCTATTCTTGGCATCTCTTGAGTTTTTAATATCCAAAACTCTACAAGTATCAGCCAAGCAAAACATTGGTTCTCCATCTCTTGATATCGTCCTAACCTCTCCAAACTCCTCATTTTTGAAAATCTGTAACTCATTCATTACTTTCTCCTCCTTTCTCTTCTAATTCCGTTTATCAATCCAAGATTGAATATATCTACTGCGAAAGCAAGCAAGTCAAAGTCACCCTTGTAGGCACTTATGACATCTTCTATTTGCTCTCTTGCCTCTCCGCCTGCCCAGTATTGATGTCCCAATAGTTCCATTGTATTGTTTGCCTTATATTTTGACATAACAAAAAAGCACCCAAACACAAAACGGTGTTCAAGTGCTTTTTTCAAAAAAGGCAGGTTAGTGAGAAATGTGATGTGTAGTTTTATCTAGCAAAGATACTATGTATCGTAAAGTTTTATAGCAAAAATGCAGTTTGGGCTTGAAAGGTATTATGGTGTTTACAAGCACAGGATGTATACATAGTACTTTTGCTAGATTCAGAGAAAACTATATGTCAGTAAGACTTCACTATGCTACGAAGACAACATGAAGACAACTGTGAGAAATAAGAATTTCTCAATTTTTATTATAGCAGAACAAAACGAACACGCCACAACTTTTAGTTTTTATAATACACAACAAAAGAGTCTCTGAAAACAGAAGACTCTTTTGTTGCAAACTTATAGTAAAAAGGTTATTCCATGAGTGTGTACTGCATAACAGCTGTCATTGTTACGAGTACACTAGGTATCAAAAAGACTTTATCTTTTTGTACACATACATAATACCACACTTGACACGAACAAAACGAACGACTTTAATTTTTTTCTAAAAATCTTTGTAATTCAATCCTAACACCGTCCGCTGTTGCTCTTCTGTCAATTTTTCTCGCCACTTCTCTCCATGATAAGCCGTCTATGAACCTTAATCTTATTATCCGCTGTGTTCGCAACGGTAGCGTGGGAATCCATTCTTCAACGAGCAATTTGATTTCTTCCGCTTGTGCTCTTTGCTTTTGTAGCACTTTTCTTTTTCGTTCGAGTGCATTACTCTTCTTTTCTACAACACCTTCGATCGAGAAGCTCTGTCTTTGGTAGGGAAAATCATGATTACTCCCAGACACTTTGTCTTTTTCTATCCTGCATTTTTCTTTTTCTAGTTTTTTCACTTCTTGCTCAATCTCTTTAAGAAGTGTGCAAGCGTCAATGTACTGATCAAGAATTTCTTTGTCAACAAAATTATTTTTCATAAACGACCTCGCTTAAGAAACTCTGTCAAAGATAATCCAAAAATTTCTGCATCAGACTCTAAAAGTCTAAGGCCAACATCAAGTTCAGATGGTTTTCTGTAAAGATAATTTAGTGCTCTATTTGCTTGTAAAGCATCTGGCATCGAAGATAAGATGCTCAAATATGCTTTTTTCAAGCTGTATTTATAAATTTTCTTGCTTTGTGATTTTCCTTCAAGGAAATCAACAACATCAATGTTGAAAGCATCACAAATCTTTACTATCGCACTAAAGTGTGGTTTCGTTCTTTCGATTTCTGTGAATCGAAGACTTGACTTTGTAAGCCCTGCCATATCTGCAAATAGCCCCATACTTAACTCCTTTTCTTCTCTATTTTTTTTTACTAACGCCCCAAACCCCAAACTCATTAGTCTTCCTCGCTTTCCACCAATTCTGAATATCTCGCTGTATAAGATCTAATCTGTGCGTTTTGATTTCTGATTGGCTCAAGTACCATGATGTACTTCAGCTTTTTTCTTACTCGACACGGCACAATATCATAACCGCTCTTTTTTCTTTCATTCGTACCAAATCTTTTGTAGTTAACCATATCTCCAATCTTGATATGGTCTTTTAGCTTGCTCAAATCACTTGACATATTCCTCTCCTTCCTTTTTTGCACTTCAAAACGCTTTTAAACTGTTTTTATTCATTTGCACTATAGAAAATACACTAGAGATATAAAACTTGATTTAAACCGTACTTTCGTGCGTCAAAACAGCCTTTAATTCTATTCGTCATCTTTGTTTACGCCAAATTGTTTTGCAACTTTTTGTAGTGCCTCAGCATCAATATCGTTTTTTCGCTCTGTGAAGTTACTACTTGCTGTTTTTTTCGTTTGCTGTGATTGTGTCAACCTAGGCTTGTAATTACCCTCTAACACTTTAGTGAAATTGCTTGGCTTAATAAACCAGTCGAAAGTAATTACCCATCCTTTTTCGTTTCGGCCAAGCAGAAATGGGGACTCATTGATGCTCTTAATTGCTTCTAAGAAAACATCAAGACCATGTTCAGCTATGCGAGCTTTCACTAGTGCCAAACGATTGTTGCTGATGCTCTTTACAGATGACACCCCAAGATCGTTCCACGAGTGAATAATTCGTGAGGCGTCAGCCTCACAGAGAACGAACTTGTTCGTTCGTCCCCCCTCTACACTCCCCTCTCCTATACTACTCTTACCTATCCTATCCTTACCTATCCTATGCCGTCCATTGGTTGTCCGCTGGTTGTCCGTTGGTTGTCCACTGGTTGTCCAATCCATACAACCTAGATTTTTTTGTTCAGTATCAACCGCTTTTTCATCAACATTTTGAACTCTATAAGTAATTTTAGATGTTTTATAGTCAGCTCTCACACGCTTCTCGACAAGCTCTACATCTGGTAAAACTTGGATCAAAAGACCTTTGTAAATTGAGTCTACTTTTCTGTCTGGGCGTATTCTATTGTTCTCACTCCAGTCTGTGATATACGAAACCAGGTCTTCGTTTAAGATCTTTAAGAAATTTTTTGCGACAAGAATCTTGAAGTCGTCTTCAGTAGCTCCAGTTGCTCGAATTACCGTATAGGCCTCCACGACCCCGTCATCATCAGCACGCATTCCAAGGTCAAAATACAGGAGTCTTGAACTCGCTGGCATTCGTAAGAAGCGTGCGGACTCAATGATTCGCTTAGAAAACATCCTGCGTTCTGCCATTACTTTCCATCCTTTCTTTTCTCAAATTCATAGCTAAAATTATCATACAGTCATCAGCTTGCTTTTCTGTTTCGAATTTTGCATAAGTCTTACCATCAAGGAGTACTCCCCACTTTCCAGAAATGAGCTTAAATGTATCAATCTCTTTATAATTACTTAATCTCATCTTTTGCCTCTTTCTTTGGCACCATCAGCAGAAGTCACCACTGCCGATGGTTATTCAATTGTCTCGTGGCACATTATCCAAACAATATGTAATCCTTTAATCAGGAGAATTACTAAGAATTTCAATGATGCGCTTTCCAGTCTGTGCCTTCGTGCAGAACTGCCATTCGACACCATACCTACTGGCGAAGGTCTTCATCGCCTTTGCCAAGGTCTCACCAGTAATGGCTTTTGTTTTTATTGTGCGCCAAGTACTAGTGTCCGTGCGGACTCTTTTAAAGCCTCTAGGATTTTTCCATCGTGCGACATCCTCAAGCGAAGCGATGCCACCTCCATGTTCAATCAAGAAGATTATCTTGATACCTGCCTTTGACGCTCTCAGTGCCTCATTTCGCAGTCTTTCGTGTTGCTTGCATAAATTACTACATACTTCACTTAAACTTTGCTTACGGTCAACCACGAGCCTTGGATTGTCATAGGACATATAATCGCCAACATAAAGTTTAGAAATAAAGTGCTGCACACCTTTCTTATCAAACTCATCGACAATCTTTTTGATGGCTCTAGCTTTTTCTCTACTGTCAATTTGAATCTGCATAAGTCTCCTAGTTGAATGGTAGCCCAGAGTCATCTACGCTGTCTGTAAATTCTGTATCAAACGGTGTTCCTTGGTTTGTAGCCATATAAGCAGCAGGAGTAGGGTTGTCTTGCTTTTTCTCTACGAACTCGCAATTTTCTACAAGCACATCCGTCGTATAGACCTTTTGCCCGTCCTTATTTGTGTACGAGCCTGTTTGAATGTGTCCGTTCAATCCGATCCTCTGTCCTTTCGAGAAATACTTTTCGACAAACTCTGCCGTCTTGCCAAATGCTACACAAGAGATAAAGTCTGCACTTTGCTCTCCCTCTTTGGCAAAACGGCGGTCGACTGCCAATGTGAAACGGCATACCGCCATTCCTGATGTTGCTGCATATCTGTTTTCAGGGTCGCGTACAAGGCGACCTACTAACTGTACTGAGTTCATGTCTAGTTCTCCTTTACTTTATCAAGTACTAAATACCATTTTGAATTTGAATCTATGCATTAATGCTATGTTGCTGAATAAATACTTCATTGTTTTTCTTTTTCTATAACTCTAAATAATGGATTGGTGCTGTCAGCTTCCTTGTACGCTTGCAATAATCGCACTTCTCGCACCTTGTTGGCTCGATTCGTCCATTTTTTATGTCCATAATGTGAGGAACATATTTCTTGATTTCTTCTAATCGTTCGCTGAGCAATTCATCATCAAGGTAGATGACTTTTATATCTGGCTCTTTTTCTTTGCTCAGCGCTGCAATATAGAACGGCAAGCGCTCTCCAGTATTCTGTCGAACAATCTCTTGATAGACAGCACCTTGGATGTCATACCCCCAAGCCCGAACAAATTCTACTTGCCCGAAGCCGTTAACATAAGTGTGCTCTGATAGTGATTTCATCACTTTCAAATCTGCTATTAGAATGCCAGGTAAATAGGAGTCCATCTTTATTTTCCACTGTGCTTCTGCGATTTCTCCAGTCATAATTACTTGCTTCTGCCCACTTAAAAACTTCATAAAATACGCATCCGCCTCCGCACGCTGGATAATCCTTTCAGCCTGTTTGTAGTCTGATTTCAGACTCCCTTTTGCTGTGAAAATTTCTTGATTTTGACTCTTGAAAGTGTCCAGAGTACCTTCAAAATAGGCATCAACATAGCTACCAACCAGCAATGGCGTGCTCTTTTCTTCTATCCAGCTTTCTGTTAGCTTTGACATCGTTTTTGCTTCGCAACCATTATGTGCAAGTGATCCGCAAAAACTTTTGTATTGCGAGACAGACAGATATTCTCTGTCCGCCTCACTGGAATAATAATTCTCAGCTGTCAATATCATTTTTCACCTTCTCTTTTTTCGAATGGATCTACAACTTTTGATTTTGCTTGAGTACCATCCTCCACTTCTCCTTCAACGGCACATCCCATAAGCGAACTTGGAATGTAAACTCTAGCAAAAAACGCTGCTGCTCGATAAGCGAGCATCTGATCTGTCATCGTCACCCACTTCTTGTTGCTACTCCAACCTTCAGCTTTTGCCATTTGTACTGTGATCTCTGTTCCTACGACCTCTTCGCCATCGCTTACCCTGATTGCTTTTATAAAGCATCCTCGGTTATCAGAGCCTTTTTCACCAGTGTACACTGGCAACACATTTTTGAAGTGCCCACTTGCTTGAATCATTGACATACAAGCTTGTCCACTCCACGACGGTTTACCTTTAACAACATACAAATTCTGCATCACGAACATTGGACTTACCCCCATGCGATTAGCCATATCAACAGCTATTGTGCAGTCCATCGGCTTACCTTGGTACGCCTGGGGAACTAATTGCGACTGAGCAAATAGATTTCCAATTTTATACAAATTTCTAAAAGACTCTGGGTCTGAAAAAACCTCTTTCGGAAAGTTCCTCTGCTCTTGTACTACTACCTCATCCATTTTGTTTACTCCTCCCAAAACTCATCTGTACTTTTTCTGCAAGCATCTACACAATTTTCGCACCATTTCTCATCAAAGATTTCCCAATAATCTTCTCCGTCTAGTGGTAACCCACATCTATCACAACAGGGCAATTTTGCACGCTTTCTTTCATATTCTGCCTGGCGGCGTTCTTCGGCTTTCCAAGGCTCCTCAAAAATCTCCATTTCTTCCTCCTTTGCATCTAAAAGAGCATCTATGATATACCACGCTGGAATAACCGGTGTTTCACTTAGCGTCAATGCTTCGTCTCTCACAAAATTCAGCCATTCTAAAGCATAAATCCATTTCTGATTCTTTTGTAAGGTAACCGGTGTATATACAAAGATTTCTAGTGCGATATCTACAAGTGACATACACTCCACATTTTTGATCACTTTTACCGCTCCACTTTCAAGCTCAATTCTCAGCTCACTTCCAACCCAGCTGACGCTTTTTAAAGTGTGCGTTTCAAAGCTTTCAAAAACATCTTTTACCGCTTCCAAAAATCTGATTTTTCTAGCTGAAAGATTTAATGCATGACTAACTGCCAATTTTTTTCCCATTTTTTATCTCCTTTTCACTCTTTTCTACTTATGCATCTTTTACAATTTTTACAATTTTACAGGTGTAGCCCTAAGGCCACACCCATTGCAAAGACAAAGATGAAAAACAGTGTATTTTTCACAAGAGCCACTCTGTCTTCTAGCTCTTCAAGCTCTTCTTCCGCCTCCTCAAGCTCCTTAAGTCTGCTCTTTTCAATTTCTTCATACTCCACATAGCCCATCTTCAACTGATTCCTCATTTTCTTATCTCCTTTACTGTGTACTTCATTTCTACTTCCGCCTTGCTCATGACAGGACTACAGAGTATCGCTCCATGAGTATCTGTCCAATTGTGGCAGACATATCATGCTCAACTCTTTTTGTCCTGATAGACCTCTCCATTTATCCTACCTCTCTTGTTATCGTCCACCCTGCTCCATTTGCAGGCCTTCTCCTCTGACTTGCAAACTCTGCAGTCTGTATCTTAATTCTCTTTGCTATCCACTTATCAAAACCAACCGTGTCAAAAATAATCTTTGAGTTTGGCTTTGATGGGTCTATCTTAGTGGCGAAATTCTGCTTCGGATCTCTGTAGGCCTCCATCAGTAGTGGTACCGGAAATCCAAGCTTTTTAAGTTCTGACATTTTCATTATTTGTTTCGGAAATTCCATACTTGCCTCCTAAAATCTATTTTTATATTTACTTTGCTCTAAATCTCTCCTAAACTATCCTTACAGGCCCTGCCAAGCCGAGTACTTAGAAAGGAGGAATATGAGTATGACTAAAATCAGCCTAAAAAAGCACATTATTAATTCACTTTCAAATCTTTCAAGTGACAAACCTGGTGAATTAATAGGAAGTAACAAACTTGTTTTTGTAACTGCTGCCGGCATTATCTCCGGATATCCATGTGAAATTAACAGCAAATCCAATCCAAGCACATTACAAGGATTAATGTCAATGCTTGCTAGTATTTCACTTGACGGATACGAAGAAAACATTCAAAGCCTCAAAGATATCAATGAGAATGACGGCTTCATACTACTTAAAGATGTTACAATTAATAACGGTCCTTCAACTTTTTCTACACCAAGCTTTTTCCTGTTTTTTGATCAAGTAATTGCAGTAGCAATAGGTAATCCAGAGGCTTCTTAAAATCTGCCTTTATAGCCTCGTGTGTAGAACACATTTTCTCAACCCTGATAATAACCTCCAACGTTTCGTCAGGGTTGGACTTTCTTAACTTTCTAACTTCCTCCACTATTCTCTCTATGTCAGAGATATGGCTTGTTACTATCTCTATCTTTATTGGTTTTACTGTCATTCTTTCCTCCTAACCAACCTTTTCTTCGGTATCATCTGTTCTCTCAATCATTGGCAGTAGCCCAGCTTTCTTTAAAAAGTCATACAAGAATAATCGTCCCTTTTGTGTCCAGTACATATGCGTTCTCGCTCCCTGACTGCCATCTGGCTTATTGTAGTTTTGCGTCTTTGTCTGTGTGTAGCCTTCGCTTTGATACTTTGCATACAAAAACCACACGCCAGACTGGTTATACTGCACACCCAGCTCATGCAGCTTCTTATTCATGCCTTTCGCACTCATACCATAATCTTTCGCAATCTCCGTCATAGATAGCAAGTCTCTACACTGCAAGATAAGATCGTAGTATGTCGCTTTTGGCTGAAGCTCTGCAATCTGCTGTGTCTTAATGCTATTATCTAGCTGTAATGCCTCAAGCTTTTCCTCCTGCTCAAGTGCCAGTTGCAATGCCTCTTTCAATGTTCTTGGCACTTGTACGCCGTAGGCCCCTGTCCTTCTGATAC